CGTTTATCAATGCAAAGATTGTGGATGTGTTGGCACAAAGAACCTAGCTGAGCAATTAGATATTGATAAGACTGTTACCAGGTGTTTAAGCTGTGGATCATGGCAGTTCGATAGCAAACCTTGCTATACATGTATGTTGATTGATCTCAAATGAGTGAAGCTGGCTTTGATCAAACATGGTTAGACACCGATGATCTTAGAATTACGACTTGCCGTCTGACCTGCGGTTTTGTTCGGTGATTTGACACTATATGCTACGCTCTAGATCGCATCGGCTATCAAAGCCGAAACGCGAGCCCCGGCAGGGGTCGCTCGCGAGGTGCACGCTAGTTGCCACCCTTCTATTCATAGAGATCTTTTGCTTTGAAAAGACTAATTCCGCAGCTGCTGATAATTCGATTATGAACCTTAAACTCTATGCTTACAATTCATTTAAGACATACGACCAATTCGATTGCTATAATTACCTAGTAATAAAAGAAAGCAATTGGAATTACAAAGCCCGGTCAGGCAGTCATTATGGACTTGGACAGATAAAGAACAAAATGGTCTTAAAGCAAACTCCAAGACAACAGATACTATTCCATATGAAATACATAGGTCATAGATATGGATATGTAAATGCAGAACCTAATGCATGTAAAGCAGCTGAACACTTTGATAAGCATGGTTGGCACTAATGGCTAAGTCTGGTGTTGGCACAAGAACATGGCGCAAGACTAGAGAGCGCATACTTAGAAGAGATGGTTATATCTGTCAGTATTGTGGGCAAGAGGCTGATACTGTTGATCATGTGATACCTAGAAGGCTTAATGGATTAGATAGTGATGACAACCTTGTAGCTGCATGTCAGAAATGTAATTATAGTAAGGGTGGTAGGTTTTTTGTGAGGCAAAGGACACCACCGACCCCCCTCGACCTTTCTAACCGACAAAACACTTCGATTGGGCATGAAGCGACAGGATCGTTTTGATAGATCTTAAAACTGGAGAGATCCTTTCAGATCCGACTTATTCGGGAATAGGAGGTGTGGTAACTCCACGAATTCACTCTCCTTTGAATGATTTACCTTCAAAAGGACAAGAAATGATTGACTTTGCAGCTGAGATTGGCATCCCATTAATGGAATGGCAAAAGTTTGTTGCAATTCATGGGCATAAAATCAAACCAGATGGTAGGTGGCATCATTCTGAGGCTGGACTTTGCATTGCAAGGCAGAATGGAAAATCGACTTTTATGATGCTTAGGATTTTAACTGGGATGTATGTCTGGGGAGAAAATTTACAGCTCTCATCAGCCCATCGATTAACTACCTCCCTTGAAACATTTCGACAGATGGTTTCAATAATTGAGGAAAACGATCGCTTAGCTTCTGAGGTAAAGAAAATCCGATGGCAACATGGTGCTGAGGAAATGGAATTAAAAGGCGGTATCCGATTTGTTGTCAAGGCATCAAACAATGCTTCGCGTGGTATATCAAAACCTGAAACAATTCATCTGGACGAACTTAGAGAATATAAAGATGAGGATGCTTGGTCATCTATGCGTTATACAATGATGGCGGCTAAAAATCCCCAAGTCTGGATTTATTCCAATGCTGGAGATCAACATTCTGTAATTCTAAACAAACTTCGGGAACGCGCTTTAGCAGCTGGCGCGAACCCTGCCGACACGATCGGTTGGTTTGAGTGGAGTGCTGAACCCGATGCGCCAATACTTCTTCCGTCAGGCGACATCAATTGGGATGCATTTGCTCAAGCCAATCCTTCGCTAGGAATAACAATTCATCCCGACAATTTGAAAGCCGTAATCAATGATCCACCAGATATTGTTAGAACTGAGGTTTTGTGTCAATGGGTCGATACAATCAATTCAGCCATTGATGCTCAAAAATGGCAATTGTGTCAGACCGATCCAATATCTTTAGATCCTGAAAAAGAAACTTGGCTTGGATTAGATTTATCTCCAGATAGAAAATTTGCAGCTCTTGTTGCTACTCAAAAACTTCCGGGTGAAAAGTTTAATCTTGTATTACTTCACACTTGGTCAAATGATTACAGCTTAAATGATTTGGCAATAGCAAACGATCTTGCACCTTACGCTAGAAAATATAATGTTCAGACTGTCGCTTATTCCAAAAGAACTGCACAAGCTGTCGCAAGTCGGCTAGTTCCTGCGGGAATTCCCATTACAGATATGGATGGGGCGATATATGCTGAAAGTTGTGATCGATGGCTGGGCGCGATCAATTCGCATCGATTACAACATGGTGGGCAGGATGAACTGACCCAACAAACACTTTCCGCTGCAAAACTGCCCTATGGGGATGGGGCATGGATCATTGGAAGGCGTGCAAGTCGAGTGGCAGTTTGTGCAGCTGTCGCTTCGGCATTAGCATCATATTTTGCGACACAACAAGAAACGGAAATAGATATACAAGTGGGATAATTCGGACAATATGGTATATTATACCTTAATGGGATTATTTGACCGCTTTCAAGTAAATACAAAAACAACAACCGATGGTGTTGATGTTGCCGCTGCAAATGCGCCATACAACATTCAACAGGCTTTGGGTGGAATTTATTTTTCACATCAAACTGCAACTCGCGAACAAGCAATGTCAGTTCCAGCTTGTGCTCGCGCAAGAAACATTATTTGTTCAACTGTTGGATCTTTACCTTTAGAAGGTTACAGCAAATTTACTGGCGCACATGTTGAACCAGTTCAAGCAATTTGGCAACCAGATGCAAGAATTACTGGGTCAGCTGTTTATGCATGGTTGGCAGAGGATATTTTATTTTATGGAGTGGGCTATGGAATTTGCTTGGACGCTTACTCAGTTTCAGATGGCTCAAGAATTCGTCAATGGACAAGAGTTGCACCAAATCGCATCACTCCACAATTAAATGCAAATGCAACAGAAATTGTTGGTTATTTATTAGATGGAACATTAACACCAGCATCAGGCGTTGGAAGTGTAATCCGATTTGATGGACTTGATGAAGGCGTGTTGTCAAGGGCTGGTCGGACAATTCGCGCAGCTTTAGAATTAGAAAAGGCTGCTGAACTTTATGCAAAAGAGCCAGTTCCAACAATGGTCTTAAAATCAAATGGAACAAATTTAACTCCAGAAAGAATTTCAAGATTACTTGAAAGTTGGAAAACAGCAAGATCAACAAGAGCAACTGCATTCTTAAATGCTGATGTTGAATTAACTGCTCTTGGATTTGATCCTGCTAAATTGCAGTTAAATGAAGCACGCCAATATGTTGCTTTGGAAATTGCAAGAGCCACCGGAATTCCTGCTTATTTTATTTCTGCTGAAACTACAAGCATGACTTATTCTAATGCGGTTTCAGAAAGAAAATCTTTAATTGACTTCTCACTTCGTCCAATTTTGACAAGCATTGAACAAAGATTATCAATGCCAGATTTCACGCCATACGGAACTGAGATCCGCTTTAGCGTTGATGATTTCTTGCGTGGAGATGCATACCAAAGAGCGCAAGTTTATGAAATCCTAAACCGCATCGGTGCAATGAGCATCGAACAAATCCAAGAGGAGGAGGACTTAATCAAATGAAGATTAACTTCCCAATAACCATAACCGCAGCTGATACAAATAAGCGAACGATCTCTGGAAAGATTGTTTCGTGGAATGAAGCAGGAAACACATCAGCAGGAAAGACAATTTTTAGCAAAGACAGCATTGATTTTTCAAAGCCAGTCAAACTTCTGCTTGAGCATGACAAAACTAGACCTTTAGGTAAATTGATTGATATAACTGCAAACGATCAAGGTTTAGAGGGCACATTTAAGCTGGCAAAAACTTTTGCAGCAGATGATGCATTAGAGGAAGCAGCAACTGGATTACGCGATGGATTTTCTGTTGGCGTAATGGTTGATGCATGGGATAACAAAGATGGCGCAATGGTTATTTCAAAGAGTTCATTGGCTGAGGTCAGTTTGGTGTCTGATCCTGCAATTGCATCAGCAAGAGTTGAAAAAGTCGTAGCGACTGAAACAACACCAGAGAATTCCGAAGCAACCGCTGAGGATACAACAACACAGGAGGAC